CCCCTGTTGTGCTAGCAACAAATGTCAAAGAGCCTGATGCGAATGGAATTGTAAGGGTGGCCTGTGATGCTCCAATCACAGTAGCATTGCCATCATTGTTGAAAGTAAGAGTTACTGTTTCAGTTGGAGACCCATTATCATCTACTGCGTCAGAGAAATTGAATGGGTACACGATCCCAGTAGCCGCGAATGCCCCTTCTTGAGTTACAGAAGATGATCCAGCATTAAAAGTTACCAGGGGCATATAACGATTCAAGTTATCTTGAATTACATATGTGCCGAACCCGGAAAATCCTGGTTGCACTACAGTAAGAGTGTACTCTTGATCTTCTAAAGTATTGCGATAGTAAGATGCGTACACATTGGTGCCAGCTGGGGGAGGATTATATAAAGTTACTTGTTGAGCCAAGCCATTCACTGCGGCTACTGTAACAGCCCCACTCTGGAAAGCTACCAATGGATTTACGCCAACGTATACAGTTACCAAATTTGGATTATTAGTTGGTGTTGCATTTCCACTTCCAGTAGTTGGTGTATCCGGTAAAGTGAATACAGCATTTTTACCATTTACAGCGCCAGACAAAAGTCGGAGCCACACAACTTCATCGACCGAGGTTGTAAGAACTTCCGCTGGACTGAACGGCGTATCACCTGTATTATCCGTACCCAACACAGTGCTGACATTATTACCCCAGTTTACCGTATTAGCTACAGGATTGCCCAATCTGTCATAAGCTACACCCAAACTAAAATCAACATCAAGGTTGTATGTACTAGTGTTTGGACCTAAACCAATTTGAGTAATGCTGGCTACATTTGCGCTAGGGAGAAGATCATAAGTATTTTGCCAAGTATTGGTGTAATAAGTGAATGTAAGAGTCTGACCGTAAGCTACACTACTAGCAAGAGTTACAAGACCTTGAGCACCGTTAACTGCGGATACTGTAACTGGATTTCCGTTTACCATGGCGATTACATTTGTTGGAGTTGTGGTAACAATTCCACCATTTGTCCCATCTGTAATTGGAATATTTTGTACTTGGAAGACTGTGTTACTGCCTTGACCCACACCGCCCGCGAATGGCGTTGCACCTGTTGATACTGTTAATTGAGCTGATGGGTCACCAGTAATGGAACCAGAAGTTAAATACCCACCATCCAAAGTAGGAATATTTCCAAGGTTTACTAAATTGTAGAGAGATTGTAAGGTACGGATTCCACCAAAATATTGACCTGTGGGGCCACTAATATCAATTGTGATTGCATCGGTCCCCGCACCTATTACTGCTTGAGCGTCGGGTATATTCTTGCCGCTGTTAATAAATTGAAGTGTAACTAAATTACCTGTAGCACCTGGTTTTGTTAAACTAAGAGTTATGGAACCTGTACCAGCGGGTGACCCACTTGGTCCACCAGCTACAGTTTGTACGGCGTATTGTGGTACTTGAAAAGTATCATTTTCTTGTTGGATATAAGTATCACCGCGTTTGAAATAGTATGAGATTGTTAAATCAGTACCAGCAGGGATGATATCTTGAGTTACAAATTGTCCGGTTGCTCCAACGAGTGAAATTACAGTGACAGGAACCACATTACCGTTGGAATAAACGGCTTGACATTGAATTAAGGCTGGGTTATTTGTGGTAATACCTTTTCCAGAGCCATCTACCACTGGGTAAAATGTGGTTTGGAAACTTTGAGTCAACCCCGAAGCGCATTGATCGGAAATATTTTCATTCACTGATTGGTCATCTGCAACTGATGAAGACCCACGGAACAATTCCACGTTATTGAAGGTGAAAAATTGTTGACCTTCACCAATAAATACAGGAATTCTAACTGCTACATTAGCTGTTGCTGCTTGAGCAATGAACTGCTCAAATGTAAAAACTCCGGGTGCGGCATATGAACTAAACAAGGCCATAATAATATCTCCTAATAACTGATTGCTGCCATTCTATTTAAGGTAGTAAAAGTCTGTTTTTCATTATGATATTGAACAAGTTGTTGTAAATAAGCCATAAACTCATCATATGACATATGTCTTTTAGCCCAATTACAGGGTCTACAACAAGGAACACAGTTCTCTAAAAAATATCCAAGAGTGCCATTTTTACGATCAATTCCATTGTAGATATAAGGTCCATTACTTTCTTTTTCATAACTCGTATTGGATGGAGACATACCACAATAATGACAGTTTTGTTGAATAAGTATAAAAAACTGTTCATCCGTTAGCCCCCAAATATGCGATCGTGTTTTTGCGTTTCTTTTATATCCTCTAAGCACGCGCAATCTACAAGCCTCTCCTAACGGTTTACGCCATAAACAACCACAACTTCTAGTTGGATGTTTTCGACTCGTCAAAGATGCCGTACAATAAGTTTTCTCTGGACTTCCACAATCGCATTGAACACGCCAAATAGCATAGCCTCTCTTACGATCATCGGTATATCCAAGAACTACTAATTTACCAAATCTTTGTCCTGTTATATCTACCCATTTCTTTTTAGTCTTCTTACCTTTCATTATCCTGATTTCATGAGCAAGACATCCGCAACTACGTGTGCATCTGTTGCGAAGAGATGCTCCACTAATAAGTTTCTCTTTACCGCAGTCACAAATACAATTCCAATAAGTTATTTTATTTTTAGTTGAGTTATAACTAAGAACCAAAATACGATCAAATCTTTGTCCTGTTATATCTATTCTATTTTTTCCACCCATATTAATCATCCAAAGGTTCTGGTGTACTAACAAAATCCAACCTAGTTTTAGTGCTTGGTTCATACTTTCCGTCCACTTTGGCTAAGATTTGTTTACCACTTTCTTTTCGGATTTTGTCTTTAACTGCCGCTCGATCATGAATGATTCCCCAGCGTTCGGCGGCATCTTTACCAATTGCTACATCTAAGGATGGGTTGGACATATTTCCTGTAAGCACAGCGATTTGTGATACTTTTTGTTCTGTCAAACCACCACATTTAGAACAGGGAATAGTATCTGGGCGATCCCCCATAGAACAAATATGTTCAGTAACCACTCCGCAGGATTCGGTTAGGCACAAAAACTCATAAATAGCGATATAATTACCCTCTGTATAGAGTTTTGAAGACGATTTAACTGTATGCAGGGATAAAAACCATATTCCCAAAAGCGGCTAAACGAGGATTAAGATGGAGTTTAGTGCTTGCGTATGGAATGCCAACAATTTCCAGACTAGCCAGTCGTGTAACTAAAGGTACATAGACTTTCCAATCTGCTGAAGCGGTTACTGAAACTGAAAATACGTAACTAGGAGCTGTGGCGCTGAGATCACGAGCCTGACCAATAAAACTTCTGGTAATTTCAAAAATAGTCAATCCATCCGCTTCAGTGTTAGTGCGACTATAAATCAAAAGTTCCCGTTTTAACATCTCCGAGAGATCAGAAGCTGTTTGCATGTCATTTGCTTTAACTTCCAACGTGAAGGAGAGGTTTTCCTTGGAACCAAATACTTCATAAGTCTCTGTTAAAGTTGGACTTACTATAATTGCACATTGGTCTCCTACCACTACATTGTCACCTATAGCCAGTCTTAAACCAGGCAATATTAGCTTTCGTTGTCCCCATGCTGTGCCTGTATCTGTGGTATTTACATAGTTGTTCCATGTAAAATTGGCTGTAAATTGAGTATCAGATAGTCCAGAAGCCAGTACCGTAACCACGCTTCCGTTCAAAAATCGCTCTTTTGTTGCACCCAATAACACCATATCACCAGCTTGAAATGTATTATTCGCTGTTACGGTTAATACATTGTCATAAATCAAAGTAGCTGTTATAGGGGCGATAGTGGAATTGAAGGGCTGTGGAACCCCTGCGGATGTTTGTTTCACGCCCACAAGCTCTGTATCGTCCGCAGTGGCTACTTGGGCAGCTGTTATAGGGTATGTTGTACCATTAGCCCCGGTCTTGGTGTATGTAATACTTAAAGGATTCACTAAAGTCAAACTATTCAATTCCAATTTTTTAGCCACCGCTTTCTGCTGACCGGAATTAACTCTGACTTCCCAGCGTAGCCAGTCCCCGGGTGTTAGCAGTTGAGGAATAGTAAGTGTGCCATCGGAGTTAACAATTGGATTTGTGAATGTGCCAGCTGGGGTATGAATAAACACTTGATCCGGAGCTAAAGTTTCAGTGCCTGTCATATTTACTTGCAGAATATTTTCTGGCATTGTACCGGTGGTATAGTAAGGATTCTGTTTCACTATCATGTTGGCTGTGATTGTAGTCCCGAGCGGATATAGAGACGAGAGAGTAATCCATTGATCCCCTTGAAAATTGTAATCAATTCCCTGCCGTAACTCGTATCCATTTTGATCCGTAAAGGTTACAGAAATGTAAGGATTGGGAATATTAATAAGTTCATTTCCATCGGTTGTAGAAGAGACTACAGATACACTTTGAGGATGCTCGTACCAATACTCTGTAAGAGGAGCTAGACGCTGACCGGTGTTTGGACCGCTTATGTAAGTACAAACCAGAGTTTGAGTAGGATTGAGTAAATAAGCAAATGCTCCTAAACTTTGGTTGAAGCCGGTAAACTGTACCGGAAGAGATGTAGCAGCATCTGACATTGATATTGTGGTTACATCAATGCCGGGAGCAAAATATACAATAGACCCTTGAGCCTGTTTTAGCTTTCCTTCAATCCATCGATATTTTTGTACCGTGAGCCCCAAATCCCTGGTCTGGTCATCAAAAAAATCTACATTGATATAGTAAACACCAGCATCGGGAGTTAGACGAGTTTTATCTGTTTCTCTAGTCCATTCGATGAATTGCCCATCTTTGTCTCCCACCTTAGCGAGAATGGCTCGACCAATTTGGGTACACATAAAATAATCAGGCGAAAGTCTCGTGCCTGAAGTAGTTATGTTGGTGAATGTAACTTGAACATCATTCCACGCAATACGTGTATTTGCAACGAATGTCACATTTCCCAAAGTCTGTTTGAATCTGGGATTTTTAGAGACAGCTTCCTCTATGATCCGCCGCAAATAATTTACAAGATTGGCCCCCGATAAATCAACTATATGAAAACAAAGGACTTAATCCTTTGACCCCCTTTTTACGAGCCCAGTACAGGCTTCTAGCTATACGCATACGCTCTGATTCAGGTGAATGTTTTCGGCCGAGGCCATGACCTTTTTTCGCCTGACTAATATGGGCACAGTGTGCTTCACTACAGGTGTTTGTCTGACAATAAACTATCATCGTGATTTATGACCTTTACCACCCGCTAGGTACATATGATTTGCTACTACCCGTAGACAATTCGTCTCCAGCTCCGTAGGTTTCTGGACCGTCTACAATCTTTACACGTAAAGCAGAATAATCAACTCCAGGAGGGGGAGGTGGAATAAACTGTTGTATGGGTTCAACATATTGCTCTATAGATCTTCGAACATCATATACAGATACTTGGGCGTTAATCCGCGGGTACCATACATTAGTAATCTGCACCATTCCTTGCCAAGGATAATCTTCAATCATCCACTGACTTCCATCATGTGATTGAAACTTAGCTCCAGGAATAAGATAGGCGAAAAATATCTCATCTCCTTCAACAGGTGAAAGAGGGTTAGGAAGAAGAGTACCTCGGGGATTGGGGGCGAACTGAGCGAAAGTTGAAATTCTCGCATCATCCGGGTCCCCTACAATTTTCTGAAGTTCTGGGTCAGAATTCGGCCTATCCGATTCGTCCAATATACGAGCTGTTTTTGCTAACTCTGCTGCGTCAAATGTCATGAGAATGTACCTCTACAATGTTTACAATAGTTATTTTTAATGGTATTATGGGAAAATGACTGTAAAGGAACGCTGGGAAAAAGGAATTCCACACGATCCACGAAGTGAGGAAATTTATCGCAATATTGCTGCTATTGACTTTACACAAAATAATGATTATTTTTGCTTTAAATCAGGCGGGGATGGAGATAATGGTGAGGCGCTAATGTATCTTCTAGATATTTACTTCGAAGAGGATCTTGCCGATTTACCGTAGTTACTTTTTGGTGTAAAATCAGGGAGATGAGACCTAAACGAGATTACACCTGCAAAGACTGCCGTCAAGAACACGACACCTTCATAGTGTTCGACTCAGTCTGGGCGGCCGCTAAACTGTTTCCCAGAGAGTTCTGCTGTCGAGCGTGCCTTGAGAAAAGGATCGCCCGACCGTTGACCTTGGATGACTACACCTTTTGCCCAGCGAACTTCAACACCGTAGAGGGGTTTGACACCGAGAACAACTACCGCAAACTGTACGCCAAGGACGGCTTGGACTACGACAAAGCCAAGGCGGAGTACTTTGAGCGGTGCGTCCGGCTCGGCGTGGAACCGCGCTGGAGCGTGTCAGTGCCCATGAAAGACTACTTGATTTAATGTCTGTGCGTTCTCATAAAAGCGGAGTCGCCATTTCTGAGAAAGTCGAAAAGTTTAGGAGTCAGGAAGTTATCTTGCCAAATTCCACTGTGCGACCGATAGGAATATTCACGTTCTCAAAATCTTTATTTGGAACTGTGCGTGGATCAAATACTGGCTCACCCCCGCCTTTTCCATCCAGCGGATCGGGGCGAACCACAGGATTAAATATCGTAGGTAGCCCCGTATTCACCACGGGAATTAAATAACGAGTATCCCCAGGCGACAGCAAAGATACGGTGAAATCTTGCTGAAGAATAATACCTCGCGGCATTTTGTAAACCACATTGCTGATTGTCATGCGATCCCCATTGCGCCGTATGATTAAATCACCGTTCTGCACGATTGGGGTACGAGTCAAATAACTACGAGAGTCTCTGGTGGTTTTGATACCACCTTCAGTAATCTCACGCATCAAAGCGGAATCCGGAGGTACAAAAAGAAAATCATACGGACCTATGTATCCGCCTACAAACCCTGTTTCAAAACAAACCCTACATCCTGTTTTTGGTTGTTGACTGCCGTACACACAGCCGCAAGCAGTGCCTCGCCATTTGCGAAACATAAGATAAGCTGGTTCCCCAGTTGTTTCAAATAAATATTGATTACGCCGTACCATTTCCTCAAACACCCAATCAATCTGATCTACCTCTTGAGTATTTTTTATCATTGACCCGTGATCCCCAGGTGCATGTAACTCTCCTTTTGCACTCACCGGTACTACTGTATAATAAACACGATTTAAAGCGGTATAAATATCTACATAATTAATGAGTTTATTGTAAGTTACTTGCCAAAGAGTTATGCCAGCGTAATTAGCATGGTTGACATCATCTGTATCAACCAAAGCTGTATCACTCACAGCTCCCCCTTCCGCTAAGGTGTTGTCCATTTCCATGTAAATTGAACGATCAAACCCCTCAACTTTTATGGGGCGAAATGTTTGTCCATCCACACCTACATTGCCGCTTACACTTACAGTAACGCTCACATCATCCGGACTATTGCTTATGACAGCTCTACCAGCTTGTACTGTAGCATATGGAATATCTGGTATCCTAAAAGCCCAACGTCCCAATTCTCCTTGTTCAATAAAATCATCAGGTTTGAGAGTGTATGTGACTTGTTGAAGAGATGTCATATCTCGATAGAAATTACCTGCCCAACTCTGTTGAATACATTCCCAGTTAGACGGGTGTTCGTAAGCACGATAAATGTTGTAACCCTTAACAGCTTCAGGATCATGAGCCCACCACAAATCATGGGATCCTACATAACTGCTGTTCAAAACTAGTAAGTTGGTAATCATCTATTAAAGGGAAAGAATAGCGTTTTTTGTTTTCCGGTCTTATTTGGTTTCATTTCTTCTGAATAATGAAATAGCTAGTCGGCGGAGTGGTGACAAAACGCGCAGAATGGATTTGTTCGCCCACGGTTGACATGCCAGCGAGTGTGTATCGCCTTAGCGTAGCTGCCGTTCTGTACGCTGATTCTATCTAATACTGAGAAGTCAAATTTCTACACGGCTAACCGAGGAGCCAACGAGATTGTCTCAATCCGGCTGAATAGGGTCTATTAGCTGTAACTAATGGAGCCATGGTGTTAAATTGAGTCAAGTAGGTTCCTGCTAAAGATTGGTACAAAGCTGATTTATTTATATCTAGCGAAACCCCGTTAAGACTGTAAGAAAATTCGTCCGCGGCCCATCGAGCTGACTCACCAGAAAGACAAAAAGCGGCTGCTCCCATTGCCGCTATATTTCCCCAGTCCCGAGGAATTGTATCCATGGTCCAATTAAAATAATTCATGGGATTATAAAGATTTAGCTGTGAAATAGACATACTCAAATTTACCAAAATAGTTGTATCCAGCCATATAAATCCCACTCTAGTTGTATAATTCGCCACAACTTTTCCGGGGGTTGGAGGACGAAAATGATAATTTCTATCAGGATTAACATCGGAAATTAATTCTCGAACCACTCGAATTGCCTGCGCATACATAGCTGGGGAAGTCTGAGCACTGGCGATACCCAACTGCTTACCAATAATCATAGAAGGTGCTTCGAAAGCAGGATCTGTTGGATCCACAGTTTGCACAATAAAATCCATGTGAACATAGTTCTGGGGGCAGCTTGCTGCATATTGTTGAAACTGCCATACGATCTTATAAATTCCCTTCCAAGCGGTAGGAATGGTCACTACAGCCGCATAGGTGCCCAAAGAGAGACGTTTAGGGGTCTGCTGGGGCTGGCTGACTAAGGTAGAGCTTTCAGGTGGGAGAGGTGGCCCACCTTGCATGTTTTCTGGTTGGTGCATATCATATTCATATGCTACCGTGGGGGATGTTGGTAATATATCGCGGAGTTTGTATATGGTGTAACTAATAGAAACGGGGTCAATTAGGTTACCGCTGGCGTCTCGAATCAAAATAGCCAAATCAGCGGAACCGGTTATTTGCCCCTGCGTAAGAACGATCATGAAAATCCTCTCTATCAAGGATTCCCATAAAGGACTTATTTTTCATCGCTCAAACTCTTCGTGCAAGCCAAACAATTAAAAGTATAACTAAAATCGTTCCGAATAAACCTAACATAATTTCTCCTATTTCAACTTTACCCAACTAACCATTTCCAGAATCCTAGTTTTTTACTTGGTTTAGACTCAGGGGTTGGATAAATACTCTCGTCATACACTGAAAGAGGATAGTCAGTTTTTACTGAATCTGGCACTGGTATTTCTGGCATTGATATTTCTGGTTTTACAACCTTCGGAGCTGAAGTTACTTTTTTAGTGCGTTTTTTAGACTTATTTTTTTTACTCATATCAACCTCTAATCTAGAAATGGATAGTTGAAAGGTTTTGACAGCGACACCATCAACTTTCTTGCCCTGGATCATCCAGAAGTCAGTAAGTATCTGTGTTTATGCGGGTTTCCCCGATGAAAACATCGTAGAATCGGAAGCCACAAAGTGAGCAGAACTTCGAATTCCAGCGGGTGTCCTTCGTCTCGATAGGCGTCATGATCTTATGGCAAAAGTCGCACTGGTAAGCGTTCGGGACTTCAGGCATTGTGTTTCCCCTTACCACAGTACACTTCGATGGACGTTTCTTTGGATGCGGCGATCAAAATTTCCTCCGCCCACAAACCGTATTCCCCGCCCAGACCTTCGGCTACTTCGTCAGCGAGACATTTGATGCAGATTTGATCGCGTTTCTTCATTATGGGGATCAGATTTTTTTTGAATCGTCCCCGCAAAGGTCCGTAACCTAAACAGGCTGCTAGCCTGCGCCATTGTTCCGCTGTCCATTCCATTGACCCTCCCTTGCATAGTTCTTTCGCACGATGCCCGCCAGCTTTGCAAATGCTATAAAGCTTGTGCTGTACGGCAATGCGATTCCCATTTCGGCGTACATGCCGATGAGAATTTTCGCCCAGTGCTCGCAGTGTCCGCCCGTCCAGCCAGAACAGCATAAGTCCACGAAAGTATTGTCCGTGAGATGTCTAAACGCCCTGACATAAGCGCGATGATGGGCAGCTTCGTGGAGAATGAGGTGTACTGGTACTTTAAAATCCACTTCTGGATTGATAGTGATCACACAGGTGTCATCGTCGTCGAATCTGTGCTGTGCTACTTTGACATCAGTAGAGAAATTCAGTTCGCACGGGAGATGCAACCTCTGCATCAGATCGGCATGCAGTTCTGTCCACTCTTTAATCGTTGGCATGGACTGTCTCCTCTTTAATCGTTGGCATGGACTGTCTCCTCCGTCCCTGCGTTCACCCGCACATCACCAAATGTTCCGGTTTCTCCCGCGTATCGTGGTTTCGTCATTAACGATTCCACTTTGGCTGTAGCGGCTTGAACGATTTCTGGCAGATTATGCGGACTCAGAGCCAGCATCGTTATGAGCACATCCGCCGACTCATCGAGTGTGTCTCCCCGTTTTCCCCGAACCGCTTCCGCAAGTTCCGCAGACTCCAGATGCAGGTACGCGCTTCGATGTATCCAATGGGTTGACCACTCTCGATGCTTCATCATTTCCAGAATCCGAGTTCTTAAACACTGGCTCACTGTCTCACTCCTCCGCAAATCTGGGGTATCCCCTGCGCTCACCCGCTGATTCCATTCGCTTACAGCCGTGTCGATTGTCTTGTTGGCGATTTGCTGCACTTCGCATGACCCGCAGTGTACGAAGAAATCATCCTCTTCGCCTAAGTCGTCCAAGATCGGAGCGCCGCCGCAAAATGGGCACGGCAGTAGCGTTTTCTCAGCCGCGCAAACCTGACACGGGCCATCCGTATAGTTAGGCTTGTCGCACGTATGGTTATTTTTCACTGTCTCACTCATCCGTCCCTGCGCTCAGCCGCTCTCACAGTTTTTTCCACTCTTTTCCGATTTGTTCTGTTTCATAAGTACAAGAGGGTTGATATTCTTTTCTAAAATCTTCTGGTAATTCTAACATAAGTGACCAGGCGACACAACAATATCCCAATAAATCTACAACTGAATCTTCCATTCTTTCAAATTTAGCGGTACGATTATCAGCCTTGAGCTGTGCATAGCGAGCGATTTTATCCCATAATCTAGGAACTAGTCCAGGCAAGCCATGACGACGAAAACTTTCTCCATAATCCTGCGCTTTTTCGTGAAGCAATTCACATACTTTTTTAACCCGCCAGCGCACTAAGTCATCCAATTCTCCGCTGAGAAGTTTAGCTTTTGATATCTTCTTACCAACTATTTGCCCTTCTTCCATGAGTACTAGTACCGCCGACATATACACCAAGAAATGCAGACCTTGATCCGTGAGATGTAAAAACATCGGTGCCCATTTTTTTATAGGTTCTTTGCGATTATGCTCTATCAGACCCTCAAGAATTAAAAATCTGTACACCCATTGAAGTGCAATATTTTCGAGTGTTATCTCTATATCGTCTGAAATATAGGGTAGAATGATTCCTTTGAATGGACTAGCTTCAACTAACTCTCCAGCAATATAGCCTTGACCAGTAAGGTAAGTTAATTGATCCGATTCTTGGAAGAGAGAAAGCGCATCTAAACTGTTTATTCTTGACGGAAGAGAATCAATAACTAGTTTCCAGTTATCCCCTCGTACCATTAAACTTTTGCGTATTTCCAACCAAAATCCCAAAGAAGTGTGCATATTTGTTTAATCCTCCGAAACAATAAAATCACCGCCAAAAAAATCTATCCATTCTTTTAATGCTCGCTCTCTATCCTCGATATATTGTAAAGTGTAGGACTCTTTCTTTGTGGATTTTTTGGGATTATCTTTCAAATCTTCATCCAAAGCTGTGCAATATTTTTGCCATGCTTTGTTCATTGAGGTTGTGTATTTGCGGTTCGCTACTTCAAACACTTTATCTTCTTTAGCTTCCTTCTGTTCTTGTGTTTCTTGAGGGATAACTGCTATGACAGCATTAGTCTTAAGTTTCTTAGCCATTTACTAATTGTCCCATTTATGCCATGTGCCATCAGGGTATTCAATAGCCCACGAAGCGTCATCTTTATTTTCTTCGACAAAAGTCAGGGCTTTTTTTAAAGTTGGAAACTCTTTGTCAGGAGTTTCTCCAGGACCTTGTCCTTGTGTACACCATACTTTATAATACTCGTTCATCGAAATTTTGGCTCGTCCCAGCGTTCAACTACATGAATCGTACGAGCTTCATTAACAGTAAACATTAAAAAATGGGTCTTTCTCATCGGATGCGTATCTTTCATCCGAAATGAAAAATTTCGCTTCCGGCCAACGTTCTTGAATAGATTCAATGGTCTTAAGAACGGGGTACGGGATAGGTTTAGTATAAATACGTTGATCCGTATCATTAAAATTACGCGTAGTAATAATATCTTTGTGTCGAAGAGGCACCCACCCAATTTGGTCGGCTCACTGAGTCCGTGAGTGATTTCCTACTATGTACTCCAAATTTTGCGTTAAGGTATCTGATAACATCATGTAAAGGATAGGTAGGCATATCCAACACCATTCCTAACTTCACACATAGGGCTAGGTACTCTTCATCCGGTAATGTCGCATCCGGCTTAACAGGAACCGGAGGATCATATTTTGATTTTAAACTGAGGTTTAATTGAATCATTTTTAATCCTTATTCGATGCTTTATTTTCTTCGCGTATCTGCCCGTTTCGTTGCGATTAAAGTCAAAGATGCCGTTGTTAGCTGTGGCGTAAGTCCGTTATTAGCATTACTTCACCTCCATGGCTTTAAGAGCAATCGAAACAAAATCTAATTCTTTACCCATAGCTTTAGCAGTAGAAGCAGCTTTAGCAGCATAAGCAACATACTCAGCATTAGCAGCAGCCCTAGCAGCATAATAAGCATTAGCAGCAGAGTAAGCAGCAGCATACTTAGCAGAAGCTTCGGTACGATCCTCCCCGCTTAACCACTTATCTGCCCACTGATTCCAACTTGAGTCTTTGTAAACTTCTTTAGCACAGAGAATACCAAAGGCTACCTTTTGAACATAGGTTATTTCGGGAAGAGGGATTTTCTTTAGCGTAGTAAACTTCCTAAACCCACATTTAAGGGATTCAAATTTTGCTTCTCCTTCTCCCTTTCCTTCCCAAAGGATGGGATTCTCTATATCTGCATGAGCCGGGTTCATAAGCACGGCGAGTAGAGGATGAGTGTAAGCATGTATCCATGCATCGGAGCACAAATCTTGTTTAATGTCTCCCGTAGCCTCATGAGTCAAATTCTCGCCCCATTGAGTTTCATTACGAGTCTTTCCTTCTTGCGTCGTGAGTTTATAGTACATATCCAACATCATTCCTTCTCTTCATCCGGTAATGTCGCATATTTTTAATTGAGGTTTAATTGAATCATTTTTAATCATTATTCTCTATATCTGCATGAGTACTTGTAGTTCATTTTCAAGATGTTGTTTTTTCATCTCACGTTCAAAGCTTATAGCCGCTGTAGCTGCCCGCTTTAAATCTTCAATATCCACTGGACGACTTCCTGCACGCGCCAAAGTCTGAGCCATACGAATAGAGTTTTTGATCTGACGACCATTAATATCATAAGAAGACAGAGCATTTGCCCACGCTGGGTTCAACTTGGATGCTGTGAGTAGATTCTGCCATATTTTAAGCGCCTTCCCGTCGCTCTTATAGTGAAGAGCAACAGAAATACGGCTATAAAATGCTTCGTCAATTTTCTTGACTCGATTCGTGGTCAAAAACAACACCCCGTTGTGATACTCCAGTAGCCGCAGGAACACCCCCACCATAGCGTTACGGGCGATATTGTGGTCATCCCGCTCCTCTAGGAAGATATCGGCCTCATCTAGCAGAATTACAGCGTCCCAGATGGTCCCTACATCCAAAATAGAACGCAGTTTTTCTTCCAGGGTTGTGGTATCAGTTCCCAGTTCTCCCACGCCTACGGAGTACAACGGCTTGTGCAGCAGCTCAGCTACAGCCTCAGCGGAACAAGTTTTTCCCCAACCGGGTTTACCGTGAAGTAGGAAAATACACCCACCACCCTTACCTTCGATGATGTCGGTGAATCCTTGACCATGGAACTTAACCAGAGAAAAAATCAAATCCTTTTCTCCCTCATCCAATACTAATTTATCCCAAGCATCATCTCGCCAGTTGATCTCTGACATTCCGTCCAGTTCCAGACGACCCCACTGTTTTACAGCGAGACTAAAACCGTAAAGAAATGGTGCGCAGCGCCAGTAATCGGCTGGATCAATGGCGGTATGTTTAATAGTTGCCCGATCATCACGATCCTCGTCTATGTTAATACCGCACTTGTATATGCAATCTCTCCAGATTTCTGGTTCCGCACGCTGAAAAGATACAGGGTCAATTACAACCCGTCCATCAGCGCGGAAGGTACGAGCTGACCAATAACTTGGCTGTGTCAGAATACCGTTATAAGAAACATATTGTCCTGGTGTAAAAAACTTAGCGAATTTTTCACCACGCTTGGACATAAATTCTTTATCCGAATCTGTTGGAACACAAATCGGTAAAGATTTAAGATCCTCCAAACCATAAAATCCGCCAATACTGAATGAATAAATTCCATTTTCAATTTCGCCTTTAATGGCGTGAATAACTTTGAGTTGAATAATGAAATAAGGACCGGTAAAAAAAGAATTGCGGACATCAATTTTCTGTACCTGCCCACCGATCAATCCACCGTTGCCGTCATGGTACACTATATCTGTACCTTGAGGAAAGACCAATTCTAGGTCACCCATCTCAATTTTGCCGAGTTTTTGGCGCTCTTTATAAGAGTCTTGTCTGATGGTTTTTACTTTCTCCAAGTAAGCTACTAAGAGGGGCATACCGCCATCTCGCTTAGCTTTAAAAGATGGAATGTAATTCAAAAGAAAAGTTACTGGATATCGATGCCCAAAGTCATCTATCGTGTAGGAATCAATTTCTCGACCCAGGTAGGAAGAGATGTAATCTCGTAATTGACAATGGTTGGGGTCACGACAGTCAATATACGATTTTCCGTTAATCTCCAGAACTTGATAAAAACTAGATTTATCTACCACCACAATTTTTTCTTCCATCCAAGCCATTTTGTTTTCCTCAATTGAGATACTATCAAATTAGAACGGAGATTACAAGTTAATCCCCAAATTTTTAACTTCAACTTTATTCTTCTCAGTAAGTTTTCCCGCTTTGGCACGGGCCTTCAAACAGTCCTTGCGCCAGTAAAATTGATCCAAGAACTTCTCCTTGGACGGCGTTTGGCGAACTCGTTCATCACTTTTGCGGGCTTTCCCGCCCATCGTTCTTTTTCCAGGCATAACTCTCCTTATTGATATCCTCTTACTCTTGAAATTACTGACTAAAAGTCCGCTTAAGACCTCTTCTTACCTACTCACGACTCCAAGAGTACTATTATCATTGCCATAGTACAGTTTAAAATTTTTATAGCTCCTTTACAGCTTTAAGGGCAATCGAAACAAAATCTAATTCTTTGCCCGTAGCTTTAGAAGCAGCAGAAGAAGCAGCATCAGAAGCAGCATAAGCAGCATCAGAAGCAGCATAAGCAGCATAAGCAGCAGCAGCATTAGCAGCATTAGCAGCAGCATAAGCAGAAGATTTAGTACGATCCTCCCCGCTTAACCACTTATCTGCCCATTGGTTCCAACTTGAGTCCGTATTTATTTCTTTAGCACAGAGAATACCGAAGGCTGCCTTTTGAACAACATTTACTTCAGGAAGAGGGATTTTCTTTAGGGTAGTGAATTTCCTGAACCCGCATTTAAGGGATTCAAATTTTGCTTCTCCTTCTCCCTTTCCTTCCCAAAGGATGGGATTCTCTATATCTGCATGAGCCGGGTTCATAAGCACGGCGAGTAGAGGATGAGTGTAAGCATGTATCCAT